TCGCAACGGCGTCGCCAAGCCCTCCCGTCGGCGCGGCAGCCGGGGCAGTGTCGCCGCCTCGCGCTGGAGTGTCAGCCGTCGCGCCGGAAGGGCAGTTGCCGATTGCGTGCCATGCGTCGGCAGGACACGCGGCGCATGGGTCACCGTGTGCTTCGGCGCAATGCTGGATCGCGCAGGGCGTGCCGCACTCGGAGCAGAGGCCGGATCGGGTGCGGGTAATTGCGTCGGGCAGCGAGTTCATGCGCAGGTGGCGACCACGTTGGCGACCAGCTTTATTTCGCCGTTGCTCACGTCGCCCATTTCGTAGGGGCCGAAGTTCGTCGCGCCCGTGGTGGATGATGCACTCATCGCGCTTTCGGTGCCGCAGTTCAGGTCAATGCGGGCATCTTGGGTGATGGTATAACTCGAGGAAACTACTACCGCGGGCTGATCGCCGCCGGTTGTCGCAGCGTAGCCGCTCCCGCCCGAGGTGACCGCGGCACTGGCAATGCCTCCAGCCACGTCCATCGTCAGGGCAATCACGGCGCCCGAGCCATAGATGCCGGTGACGTTTGCCGTCGGGAGGTAGCTCGGCGCGGTGCCGCCGGTGATGGCTAAAACCTGCCCGCTCGTGGTCATTGTTGGAGCCCAGCCGCTCGCGCCTTGAATCGTCACGGTCGGACGGTAGTCCCCGGCATTGGTGAGCGAGATGGAGCCCACGCCGCTGCCGGAAAGCGACGCGGTAGCCGTCGCGGTGGTGCGCGCAGATGTGCCGAAAGTCACGGCGGGAGCCGTCAAGTATCCGGAGCCGGGATTGGTGATCTGCCACGTAGCGACAGCGCCGCCTGTCGTGAGCGTCAGGACCTCACCGGTAGCGCGCACTCCCCCCGGGGGCGGAGCGGCGAACGTGATCGTGGGGCGATAGTCGCCGGGATTGAGGACATTGATGGAGGCAATCGTCCCGTCGCTCGCCATGGAGGCCGCGGCCGCGGCTCGCTTGTTCGATGGCGCCGCACCATGGCCGAGAACCACAAGCGGCCGATAGCAACCGCGGCTTACGACTGTAGCGCCCGTGATCGCCACACCAGATACCCCCGGGCCGCCTACGGGCAGCAGGCGCTCAACCCATGCAAGGCTGTAGTTCTTCGCCCCTACGCGGGAGGTTGTTGGGCTCGCCGTGAATCTATACTTTGCCTTGCGACGGATGCCCAAGAGCGAACCGTCTACGTCCTCCGTCACCGAGAGCACGGAGCCAGGCAGGCGGCTGCCTCCCTCGGGCAGAAATGACCCGCTAAAAGTCATGGTCAGGGCGAGGAGCTCCGTTTGCAACTCGGCGAGCGTCCACGCGCTGCCGTAAATGAGCCGGGTAAAGCCGACGACGCCGTAAACCGGGGCCGTGAGGACCTTCTCGAAAATAAGTTCGCCTGCCGTATACTCCTCGGTTTCGGGATCGGCCTCGATAAAGATTGTTGAAGCTTCGGGCACGCAGGACGCGCCGGCAATTTGCGGGTAGTGGTAGATGCCGGCATCGCCCTCTAAATATTCCATCCCGCTCCAGATCCCGACTTGGGTATATGGAACACTGCCCTCGCAGTCGTCGCTCCATGCATTTGTGGTCCATTCGGCGGTTTCCGTAATGCTTGGGCAACTACTCGAAGCCATTCCGCTGGAGCCGGTGATCATCAGCGCATCGGTCGGATACGCCCTCTCAATATCCTGCTCGGCAAGGCCGGTAGCGTTAATCTCGGTTCGCACGGTCTCCGCGCGGAACCAGATGGCTTTGGATTCATCCTCGACGTAGAGGGGATACCCGCAGGGTGTGGCGATGGCCTGCGGAGCATCCCACAGCACCTGAGGCGTCGGGCAGGTGCAACAGGCGACGCAGGTGTCTACGGGAACAGCCATACTCAATACCACTCCGCCGTGCCGTTGCAGAGGCGGAAAGTCTGGTTCGTGTTGAGAATCGAAACGACGCTGGTGAATTCGCCGCCGCTCGCCGTCCACGTCCCAATGATCTTGTATTTGATCGTCGACGTATCGGCCGGCAGACTACTTGCCGACTCGATTACAAGGGCAGTAATCGTGCCCGCAACGTCGTGCGTTGCCTTCAGGTGGACTACGCCGGATGAGCCGGTGACTACCAGTGAAGGGGGTGGGTTTGCAGCGATGCTTGTAGGCGTTCCGCTGACACTGATTGTAGGCAGAGCGTTGTTAACGATGCCGGGGGCGACCAGTAGCTTGTAGACCGGACCTGACTCAACGAAGCCGGTGAGCGACCACGGAGACGTTCGCGCGCGGACCGACTCCGGCCTTCTATCGGCAGGGGTGAGAATGGTTCCGTTTGGAGTTTGAGAGACGCGAACGAAAGCAGACGAGCGAACGGTGATTGCCCGCACGTAATTTCGCATGTCGCGACAAAACGTAGGCACGTCGTGGAGTCCCTTCGGTTGGTCGGGAAACTTCATGGGACGGCCTCTCCGTAATAGAGGGCGTTGTTGTCGACCAATACCTTTTTCGCGCCGGTCCACTCCTCGGTGCGAACCCAGCGCGTTTGTCCGCCAGCTCGCAAAGATCGGTCGGCCGTTTTCACCCACTCCCAACCAGTCGGCAGGTTTGGGAATCCTGTAGGCGTCTCCATTGAGCCAGCGTCCGAGTCCCCGGGCGGCCCTCCCGTGTAGGTGGTGGACTTCCTGGCAACCGGGGCGTAATCGTCGTATGTCTCGACGCCGATGGCGAGATACTGAGCAAACTTCTTCGCGAACGGCTCCGTGAGCACAATAAGTGTTCCGGTCGGGTTCCCGTATTTGTCTTTCTGCCAAAATTTATAGAGGGCCTTTTGCGCCGTGTCGGGCTCGTCCTGCCACGCGCGAATTTCAGCCAATGACTGGTCGTCAAGCTCGTAGGTTCCGCCCCCGCCGTTCCTAAACTCCGGATGCTCATAAAGTGAGCGGCTTATGTTCACCCACTCGATTTCATAGGTCGTTTCCCGCTCTGTTCCGATGGTCTCGGAGTCACCGCCATAGTTGAGCTCACAAATGATCGTGACGATGCCGTATTCCGGATCTGTGCCCGGAAGAGGCTCGTATTCAGAAACCGTTACGGCGCCGGGGTAGTCGCCCCACGCTTGGCCAGCGACGGGCCGGTTTCCGGCTTCAACAACCGTATCCTTCAGCGCCGAGGCGAGTCCGACGTATTGAATCTCTACGCGCTCGCCTCCGTCCGTGCTGGATGGCCGAGGAAATCCCGGACGGATGTAATCTACAAACGGGTCTGGCATGATGGGTCTTTAGTTGGTCTGCCAAGTGATAATCCCTGAGCGCCGAGCGGCCTTGAGCGTGCCGTCGATACTCTCCAAGAGGTCGATTTGTCGGTCCTTCTGCATCGCGGCAGAAGCTCCGCCGTCGGCGTCGAGACTGAGCCCGCGCCGCTGGTAGGAGTTGGCCGGAATCTCAGGCATCAGCGGGCCCTGATTAGGGGCGACACTGCGCGCGCCGCCGTAGATGTCCTGGATTGCGTCGGACACGGCCTGCTCCATCCGCTCCTGCGCTCTTTCCGCCCTCCACTTATCGAGCTTTTCGAGCTGCTCACTCGCCTTGAATTCCGCCTTCAGCCGCTCGCTTACGGCCTTCACTCCGGCCGCAATAGCCTCGTTTTCCGAGTCTCGAATTGTGGCGGCGATATTCTCCTCGATCTCCTGCCGACTCCTCGCGAGCCGCTCACGCTCCGTTTCGGCTGCAACGAATTTCGCCTGTGCCTCATCGGCCTGATCAGCCAGCCAATCGGCAAACTGCTGCCGGCGCATCGTCTGCCCGTTCTCGTCTTGGACCGGAACGCCAGCAATCGTTGCGCCCTTCTTGGTCACGTCATAGGCGCCCATCTGCTTGGCCGCGCCCATCGCCTCGATCATTGCGCGCCGAACCCGGTCGGCTGCTTCGGCCTGCCCCTTGAGCCGCTCTTCCTGCTTTTGGAGGTCCTTGACCTGATCTTCCGGCGAGAGATTGCCGAATGCGAAGTCGCGACGGCCTTTTGCTAGTCGCTCGAAAGCCTCGGCAAGCTTATCCGTTTGCTCGGTCGCCGCCTTGACCTCCTTCGTCGCCATGACGATTTGGGCAATGAGAGCCCCGACCGAAACCACGGCGCCAGCGACAGCGCCAGCGGGTCCGAACGCCCCCAGCATCTGCGGAGCCTGCTGCCCGAAAGCACGCATGGCACTGGTTCCGCCGGCGACCTGGACCGCGAAGTCCTGAACCTGAAAGCCGACGTTCTGGAAGGTCGCACCCATGCCCCGACCGCTCGACCCGATCTTACTCTCCGCCGCCTTCGTCGCGGCGACCGCGCGCGTCATCCCTGCCTCGTATTTCGCGGTGTCGGCGATGAGGCGGGCGTGATGTTCGGAAACTGTTCGGCGTGCCATGGCTGTATTCGGTCGGTGGTTACTGCTGGTTTGCTTTGTCGAACTTTCGCTGAGCGCGCTTGAATTCGGCTTCTATTGCCGCGCCGAAGCCGTCGCCTAGTGCCGCATCTGCGGCGGCCTGCCCCTGCGCGGCGGCCGGAGCGAGGAACGGACGCGGCAGCACGTAGCCCGTTTCAGTAAGCGTTCCCTTGCGGAAAGACTTCCCCTTGTTGGCGCGCCCACTCGTGCCAGTGGCGGTCGCCATGCGGTGCCCGTTCTCGACTAGATGGGAGTAGTTTGCCGGGGCGGCGGCGCCCTTAGCGCTCTCGCCCTTGCGGAGCTTGCGGACACCCCGCTTGCCGGGCTTGTAGTAGCCTCGCAGCGCGCCGACTAAACCAAGAATCTGGCCCTTCTCGGGGTAGCGGCGAACCACGGAACCGAGCGACGCCCGCAAGGCCCCGGTGTCCTTCGGCGCCTTGGCTTTTGCCAAAGATACGATGGGCTTGGCGGCCTTCTCCATGGCGCCGCCAAGAATGCGCGATTGCGCACTTGGCTTTAGGCCGGCGAGACCCTCGCGCAAACCGGCGAGCCCAGAGAGGTTGATCGTAATGGCTGAGCTGCGGGCCATGTGAGGCAATTATTGAGGCGGTGGGTTATGCTTTGGCAGCGATTGCAGGAAGTCCTTGAGGCTTGGCCGCTCGAAGATGCCGTGCCGTGCGTTCGTGAGCTTTTCCCTGTCTTCCCACGCGGCGACTAGCTCGGCGTAGTCGGCGACGGTGAGGGCGTCGAATTCGTCTCGGGAGAGGCCGAGGTTGACTCGGGCCCAAGCCCACTGGGCGACGCTTTTTTTTTAGGTTCCGGGTTGTCGGCGGTGAAGCAGGCAAGAAAGGACTCGGCGACGGTGGCGAAGTTGTCGGCCGTGATGTGCGTGATGATGTCCTCGGGCGCGGCGAAGCGCGGGCGAGCGGGCGGCGTGAAGTCCTGCGCCGCCCACAGGTAGTCGCAAAGCGCAGACAGGAACCGCTCCCCGCCGGCCTTGAGGTCGTCGAGGGTCGGCGGCTGCTCAAGCTTGCCGAGCCGGTATTGCGCGCGGTTGGTCCACCGGATCGCCAGCGGACCACCTGCGAGCGGAACTTGCGTTGGTGCGCTCATGCTCAGGGCGTGAATGTGAGAGCGCCGGTGCCGCGGAAGGAGAAGGTGGCGGAGAGCTTGCCGTTGACCGCAACGGGAACGGTGCAGTTGGTCCAATAGCCGTCCGAGTAGACGACCGCGGCACCGGTGTCGGAGTAGGCGAAGCCGGCGGAAACCTTGGTCTTGCCGGTGTAGGCCGTCATGATCGCGGCGTGTCCGACGTCCGCTGGGTCCCAAGTGACCGTGACGCTGAAGCTGAAGCTCTGGTGTGTGCCGGGAACGTGCTCGTCGCGCGAGGTGTCGAGCGTGTTGACCTCTGTCATGTTGAGTTCGCCGAAATCGGCATCGCCTGACTCGACTTGGCCGGCGGTGCTAGCGGGGGCACCTCCCGCGGTGCCGTATTTGAGGGAGGTGCCATTGCATGAGAATTTAGCCATGGTGATAGATGGTTTGAGTTGCGGTTAGGTTTGGGAAATCAGGGGGCGGCCAAGTCCTCGGCATACCAGCACGAGAACGTGAGGAGCTGGCCGCGGAGGTTTACGTCGTCCTCTCCGGACGTGTCTTGCCCCACGCAAAGCGCGCGCAGGCTGTTCTCGTTTGTCAGGACGCGTCGCACCGCGGCAGCGATGGCCAGCGACTCAGTCATGGTCCGCCCGTAGCAGGCGGCTTGAAGCTGGATGTTGTCGAGCTGCGCGCGCGTTCCAGCCGTGCCTTCGTCGGTCGTGTTTTGCGGATCGGTCGAGAGGCGCGCGAAGACGATAAACGGGGCGGCCGTGCCCTGCGGAACCTCGCCCATCCAGATGGATGTGACCGGCACGAGATCGGTGATTGAGGCCGCACCCTTAGCGAGCGCTACGACTGTAGATTCGAAGCTCATTCGATGACAGGAACGCTGGTCAGCGTCGGCTCGCCCTGGACGTAGGAGAGCGAGAGAAGCATGTAGGAGCGGCGCGGCTGCGATGCGTCCTCAAGCGCGGAGAGAATATCGTGGTCGCGGCCATCGGTGTGGACGCGGAACTTTCCGGAGGCGTCGGCAGCGGCGAGGTCGGAACGGTAGCGAACGCGGTAGGAGGCGGCGACGGTTGAGCGATTGGCGCCGGATGACTGCGCCTCGTTGCCGCGGACTTCCACGCGCTGGCCCCAGAGTATGCCCGCGTCGGACCACGTCTCCACGGGCGAGCCGGCGCCGTCGGCGGTGACGGCGCGCTGAAGCAGGGAGAGGCGACGGTCGAGTAGGCCGGGGTTCATTTTGCGGAAAGGGCTCGCTCGGTGCGGGCGGTGCGCTCGTCGATGCGCTCGATCATCGGTCGCATCGCGGCCATCACGTCCTCGAGTTTTTCGACACGCTTCTCGATTCGAGCGGCGTTGGCGTCGGCGGCATTTGCACGCGCGGTTGCAGCGCCCCAAGCCACGCCGCCGCCGGCGATGGTTGAGGCAATTGAGAGGGCGACGGCTACGGGAAGCGTGACTTGCGAGGGCATGTTAGGCGGCAGCGTGTTTGCGGTTGGATGCCCACAGGGCGGCGACTGCGACCGCGGCACAGGCCGCGACGCCCATGACGAGGTTTTGATTTCGCAGGGCCCATCCGTAGGCGAAGGAGCAGAAGAGGAACACGCCGCCCAAGAGGCCCACGCCGACCGACAGCCAAGGTCCGAGTCCCGGGAAGATCGCTGCGACCTTGGCGGCAAGGAACGCGGACAGGATGCCGAGGCCGATGCAGACCGCGCCGGAGGCGGCGAGCCCGAGGCGGATTATTTGGTCCGTGCGGCTGT